GGATAGGGCTGGCAGAAGTTGGAGTCCCGAGGGCTATGTTTCGATGGACATGAGAACTACTTCGGCGAATGTTGCACGAAAAGCTGTTGAGGCACAGGCCAACGACTTCAACCTCCATGTATTCCAGGTATCCTCACATGCAGGGGCAAGACCCAAGTGCGAACGATATCAAGGTCATTTCTACTCGGACAATCAGACCTATGGAAAAATCACGGACGCCTACGGAGAAGAGCACGAGTACGAGCCTGTCGAGAATACCTCCTACGGTCAGCCCGATGGGCTTTTCGGCATAAATTGTGGGCACGACAGAATCTATGTCTCGGAGGGGTTCTACAACAGAAGAAAGCCATTGACCGAAGAGGAGCTTGCAGAGAACCGTAAGACCTACGAGAGAAGCCAGCAACAGAGAGCCATCGAGAGGAAGATTCGTAGGTCAGAGAGAGAGGCAGAGAACCTCAAGGAAGCTGGCTATAAAGGCTTCAGCGACATAGCGAAAGGACAGGCCAACAAGGCAAAGGACGAGTATCGAGCATTCTGTTCCGAGACTGGAAGGACTCCGAGATGGTCGAGAACGAAGATTTATTGATTGCTCGTGAAATATAAGTTAGAATTTTAACAGCGATGAGTTTACATCGAAAAAGAAAGCACTCGCCAATGGGGCGTAAAAGGAAGGAAAAATGGCACTTACAAGAAGAATGCTGAAGGAACTGGGCATTGAGGACGAGAGTATCGAAAAGATAATGTCGGAACACGGCAAGGTCATGGAGGGTATGACTACCAAGGCACAGGCAGAAGAGGACAGGAAGAAGGCACTTGAAGACTTCGCCAAGCAGTGGGAGGAGGAGCACAAGCCCGTAAAGGTAGAGGACTCCGAGGCCTACAAGGCACTTGAGAAGAAGTACAGCGACTTACAGCTGGATATCAATCTCAAGAGCGCCAAGGTGAAGGACAAGTACCGAGACTTCGTGAAATCAAAGCTTTCAACGGACATGCCATTTGAGGATGGCATCAAGGCAATAAAGGAAGAGTATTCTGAGTTCTTTGATGACGAGCCAAAGACAGAACCGCTCAAGAAACCAGCGCTGGGAGGGAACTTCAAGACTCAAGGCGAGGGAGGAGAGAGCGAGGCTGAAAAATTCAAGAAGGCCTTTGAGAGTGCCTTCAGAAGGTGATTAAAACATGCCAAACACAATTAACTACGCAGAAGTATTCAATCAGGTACTTGATGAGAAGTACGCCATTCTGCCAAGGACCAACTTCATGGAGCAGAATGCAATGGGCATCGTATGGCAGGGGGGCAAGACAGTCAATGTCCCAAAGCTCACGATGCAGGGCCTCGGCACTGTAGCTGGATGCACCGTTCCCGATGGTGAGTATACGTTCGAGTACGAGCCATTCACCCTTCAGTGGGACAGGGGCAGAAAATTCAGCATCCCAAGGTATGCTGTCAACGAGACCAACTTTGCGCTGACAGTCGGCAACATCCTGTCGACATTCCTCAAGCAGAAGGTCGTTCCCGAAATCGACAAGCTGAGACTCTCTACTGTAGCCACCAAGGCAATTACTGCTGGCAATGTCACTTACGGTGGTGCATCTGGTCTTACTAATCCTCTTGCTTCCCTGCTTGCAGATATCGCTTCTGTACAGGACAAGATTGGCGAGGATGTACAGCTCTACATCCCAGTCTCTCAGACTGTGAAGTCCCAGATCATGGCATCTTCCGAGATAGTCAAGTATCTGTCTGTTAGAGACTTCGAAATCCGTTCTGTCAATCTTCAGATGGACGCTATCAACGACCAGTATCTTATTGGTTGCCCTTCTTCTTACATGAAGAGCGCCTTCACTGCCTACGATGGTACCACCACAGGACAGGAGGACGGAGGTGTTGTCCCTGCAAGTGGAGCAAGCGATATCAACTGGCTCATCATCGCTGGTGATGCATGTATCGCTCTTGCCTACCCGAGAGTCGAGAAGGTCATCGACCCAGACGTGAACCAGGCTGGCGACTGCTGGATTATCATGTTCCGTGCTTATCACGGCCTCATCATCCCAGATAACAAGGTCGATGGAATCTGGGTCAACGTGAAGGCTGACACACCGACTCCATGATGATAGTTGACTACGCATACTTCACAGGCTCATATCTTGGAGAGGGAGTTGCAGAGAGCGACTTCCCTCGCCTTGAAATGCGCTCCGAGGATGCTCTCAACGACTTGACTAGAGGCCAGCTGGACAACTTCGACTCGTTCGATTCAGATATTCAGACCTTGGTAAAAAAGGCTATCTGTGCTCAGATTGAGTACTATGAGAACTATACTACCGAGGTCGGATTCTCAGAGAGCGAGAAGGGATTCACTGTCGGCAAGGTGTCTGTCACTTCGGGACAGTCTGAAGGCGAGAAGACCTTCATAAGTCCAAGAGCGATTGGATACCTTGAGAGGGCTGGCCTTCTTCTAAGGGTGGTGGGCGTATGTTAAGGACCATTCCCAAGTGCATACTGACACATAGTGCTGTGCTCAGAACGGTGGTGGACACCGACAGGTGGGGAAGCCCTGCCTACACGGACACACCTCTGAGCAAGGTACATGTTCAGCCAGTGCACGAGTTCATCAAGACCAAGGATGACAAGGAGATAAGGCTCAATGCTATCCTGTTCTTCGACTGCCGTCTTTCAGTTCCAAGTATGGACTGGCAATCGCTATTCCACAGTTCGGCGCTGGAGGATGGACAGCTCAAGGTGGTCTACAATGGCAGGGAGTACACGGTCTACAGCATCGACCTAGTGCCCGATGACGAGGGGCATCTTCACCACGTTGAAGTAGGGATGTACTAGAAATGATTAAGCTACAGAACAGGGTCGAGGAGTTTGCAGAGAAGCTCGGAGAAGTCTCCTTACAGGCTAGATTCGAGGTTGCTCAGCAGATTCTTAATGACAGCAACATCTTCGTCCGAGAAGATACAGGAGAGCTCAGAAGGTCCAGTGTCCGAGGAAGCGACCTGCCAAGAGGCGTCATCGGCTGGGATGAACCCTATGCCAAGAGGGTCTACTTCACAGGCCGACCTTCGACCGACCGAAACCCGAACGCAAGTCTGCAATGGGTGGAAGTCGCACGATCAAGGTACGGGGCTGACTGGGTGGAGCTTGTTCTGAGGAAACTGAAGGAGGCGCTATGAGAGAGGTTATTGACTGGATTTGCGACCTGCTGGGGAGCAACGGTTTCAGTCCGAAGGTGGGAGCAATCCCTGTCGGAGGAAGCCTTGCCATTCAGCAGTCCAGTGGTTCAGTCCAGGGCTACTCAGTGCGTACGGGTGCTATCAGAGAGACCTATGTCATCAATGCCAAGGGTGCCCAACAGGAGACCCTTGAATTGCTTGAAGCTGTTCATGCCGTGCTCACCAAAAGAAGGGAGTACGGAAGTACATCATCTTTTCAAATAGCTACGATACGCACCTTGAACGAGCCAGCATACCTGGGTCAGACAGAAGGCGAAGAGTATCTTTATGGCTCAAGCATCGAGGTGCTCGTATACGACAGACGAAAGTCGGAGGATTAACTTAATGCCTAATTTATCAACAGGAAAGTTCCTTGTTATGTACGGAGTCAAAGTGGAGATTAACACCACTCCCGAAGCTACACAGGGAACATACGCAGAGATTGGAGACGGAATCACCAACGTTAGCGAGGCACTTAACGAGGTCAAACAGCAGATGTACTACCTCATCAACAAGGGCTTCGGACAGACCGAGGTGACTGCTATGCATCCAGCAATCACCTTCACGGGCAACAGGCTCAAGGGTGATGTCGCACAGGACTACATCTTCAGCAAGAAGTTCTCGCTCGGTTCAGCAAGGAAGACCGACATCAAGGTCACAGTGCTTGACCCAGAGAATACCGAAACTGTCTTCTCCCAGTACGATGTAGCAGTCACCATCTGCGACGTACAGGAGATGTCGGGTGCCACCGAGAACGGTAGCGATATCAGCTTCACGCTGGAGTTCAACGGCTCTCCAACAGTTGCATGAGCATGAGGGCTGTGCTACACTAGAACCGCAACGAAGAGCCTCGCCTCCCTTACAGTTTCCCCCTTCTGTGAGGGGGGCATTTTTTTGCCCTTTTTCCCTGTAAAATTAATATTTAGTATTTACAAAACAGAAGAAAATATGTAATATATAAACATAAGAACGAGGGCGTAGCCCAAAGGAGATTGAAATGAGAGTCAACACAGAGAAAATGATGAAGGCTTCCTTCTTCGGAAGGGAAATCGCATTCAGCAAGCCTCGCAAGAACGAGTTCGGCGAGTGGGTAATCAAGTGCTACCTCAACAGAATCTACAGCGAGGATTTAACCATCTACGAAAACTCGAAGGCAGATGCAGAGGCTACAAGAGATGCTGTCATTGAGACCTACAGACTCGCAGTAGAGGCAGGGAGGAACAGCAGATGAGGACTGACAAGTTCAATGAATACATGAGAGTCCTTGACCTGTGGTGCAAGGCCTACGATGCACTGTTGGAGAATGGGATGCAGAGTCCCGTTCTCATCGCAGAGGAGAGAAGGCTCTGGAACGAGACAGAGCAAGCCCGTGAGGCATGGAAAGAGGAGGCAATGCGTGAACATCTTCGAAATGCTTGATGCATTGGACAAGGCGGGGGCAGATGCACGAGAAGCTTGGGATGTTCTCTGGACTGCCTCCAAGAACAATGCGCCTCCCGAAGAACTGGCAACGCTACAAGAGGTAGTCATGCAGACAAGGAAGGCTTCAAAGGAACTGTCAGACAGGGTGATGGCCTACATCAAGAATATAGAATGGTTAAGGAGGAACAATGATTAAGGACAGAGACGGTAACAAGAGGATGCTGAGAGCCGACGAGATTGAGTGCAGAGTCGGTCAGAAGAGCAAGGACGGAGGCTGGTACTCGGTTCTCCTTTTTAAGACGGCAAGAACGGACCAAGATATTCTGGACGAGATATTCGGTCCCGAGAACTGGCAGTCCTCTCATTACGAGGTGAAGGGAAAGGACTTCTGCACCATCTCCGTAAGGGTCAATTGGGACGAGGGCAGATACGACTGGGTCAGCAAGTCCGACTGTGGTTCAGAGTCCAACATCGAGGCCGAGAAGGGAGAAGCTTCGGACGCATTCAAGAGAGCTGGCTTCCAGTGGGGCATCGGTCGAGAGCTTTATACAGCACCGAAGATTTGGCTCAGTTCAGATGTCGACCCCTATTCCCTGTCCGTCTCCAAGATTGAGTACGACGAGAACGACAGGATATCCGAGCTTGAGATTACAGGCAAGCGCAACGGCAAGTGGGAGGTTGTCTATCCCGAAAACAAACAGGAGAAGACACAGGAGAAGCAGACCTACAGAGTGGTCAGCAAGGAGGACAGGAAGAACGAGCTGATAGGCAGAATCTACGACCTCGGAGGTGATGTTGAGAAGGTACTCGCCTACTACAAGGTCAGCGACCTAGAGGACTTGAGCGAGGAGTTGCTGGACAAGATAGTCAAGTCGTGGGAAAGGAGGCTACAGAATGAAGCGCAAGGATGAGAGACAGAAGTACCTTGAGACCCTACAGAGGGCAGTAGTCTACGAGGAGGCAGACAGCAGAGGCTTCTGCACCTGCATCTCCTGTGGCAAGAGGGGGTTCATCTCGGATATGGACGGAGGGCATGGCTTCTCCAAGGGAGCGAACAGCAGACTTGCCCTTTTCAGAGAGAACATCCATGCTCAGTGCCAGTTTTGTAATAGGGTTCTCAACGGCAACAAATGGCGCTGGTTCGAAGGGCTGAAGGACAGGTACGGAGTTGAAGCCTACGAGCATCTCATGCTCCTTGATAGGGCATGTAGTGGAAATGGAGAAGCATTGGCCGAATTGTCACCAGAAGAACGGGACAAGGTGACAAGGAACTGGACAGCAGAAGACTATAGGGAGGAGCGCAAGAAATGGCAGAAAGTGATAAGAGAGAATGCGTGGAAAAAAGACATTACGTGAGCGGGACCAAGCGCAATAGAATGCTTCTGGTCAGAGTAACGGACGAGGAGTTGGAGACCCTCAAGAGGATGGCGAAGGAGGAAGGGCTTCATGTTTCAAAGCTTTTAAGGAAAATGATAGGCTTTCCTTTCTGATTGACTTGTGATATAATCTAAGTGTCAAGAAACGGTTGACGCACAGTGTTAGAGAGATTTTCCCAGCCAGCTAGCGAGAGTGCCGTTTCCACTCAAACTAGTTGGCTGTTTTTTTAAAGAGGTGGTTATGGCAGTTTTTAGGGTCAACAAGAACAGGAACTACACCGTGATGAGCAATTATCATCTAAGGGACAAGAGAATATCACTCAAGGCCAAGGGGCTGTTGAGCTTGATGCTTTCCCTTCCCGATGATTGGAACTACTCGATGGCTGGACTTGCTCAGATTGTCAAGGAAGAAGAGACAGCTATAAGGAACATCCTTAATGAGCTCAAGAAATGGGGCTATCTCAGAGTAGATAAGCTCATGCCCAAGAAGGAAGGGGACACGGTAATCCGAAGCCGAGTGGAATATGTCTACACCATCTTTGAATTGCCTCAAGATACAGAAATTCTAGATACAGAAATTCTAGATGTAGAAAACCTAGGTCTAGAAAATCTAGATGTAGAAAATCAAGGACAATTAAATACTGAAGAAGTAAGTACTGAAATAACAAGTACTAAAGAAAGAAATAAAGATAATATAGAAAGAAAAAATATAAAAAAAGAAAAAGACTCTCTTTTGATAGAAGAATTTGAAGCAATCTGGAATAGATACCCAAGACATGAAGGAAAGCAGAACGCTCTCAAGTCCTACATCAAGGCAAGACATGAAGGTGTCGACATGGTGACCATCAAGGACGCTGTCGAAGCCTACAGGAGGATGTGCGAGAGTGAGAGAAGGGACAAGCGCTACATCAAGCAGGGTTCGACATGGTTCAATCAAAGAAGCTGGGAGGACGAGTACGGGACTACCAAGACGCTGGGTGCTGGGACTTCCTGCGAGAACTCTGAGTTCGATAAGTATGACAGCACGGAAGTTCCGTTCTGAGATAAGGAGATAAAAGATGACATTCAATGATGAAGACCTATCTGCTAGAAGGATTGAACGCAGGTGCATCAGCTGTGGAAAGCCATTCACAGTCCCAGCTGGACTTCTCGACCTTCTCGGAGATATTACGGAGGCGCCATTGATGTGCAATGCATGCTTCGATCGTGAGATGGCGATAAGGGAGCGGGAGAACCGAATAAGGACACGGGAGGCAATGGCAGACCTGCACTTGTCCGAGTTCGAACTGCCCGAGAATCTCAGACAGGCTTCTTTCGATAACTTCGTGCCAAGTTCCGACCGACAGCTGGAAGTGGCAAGCTATGCAAGGGAGTTCGCCACGAACGATGACTACATGTTCGCCATGCTCGGCAAGACTGGGAACGGGAAGACCCATCTTGCTGTTGCCCTGTTACGGGAATGGTGTACCTGCGAGAATCCCAACTGCTGGTATGTCACGGAGAAGTCGCTCTTTGATGAGCTTTTGGAGGCGCTCTCAAGTAAGAAGGTGTCCTCGGAGCAGGTTGTTGAGAAGTACATCAAATATCAAGAGCTTGTCATAGACGAGATTGGGAGAAGCGAACCCTCGGCTTACAAGAAGGAGAACTTGCTTGCGATTGTAACGGGCAGACTCGACCGAAAGAGGAAGACTGTTATCATAGGCAATCTCACCTCCGAGGCTTTCAAGGATTACTTTCCCGACGCTGTCATATCAAGGATGAGCGAGGGAGGCAGAAGCTTTATACTCAAGGAAGAAGACTACAGGAGGAGAAAGTGAATATATTCGAGCTGAAGCTGATAGCGTTGGCAAGGAGGGTGAAGGAGAAGTTCTACTCGCTGCCGAAAGGTTGGGAGGACTTGAACCCTCTGGCCAGATGGATGGATGTAAGATACCTTGACAGCAACACCTACTCACAGGTGCTAATGCAGATGCCCTACATGCCCAAGGCTGTCGAAGGACAGGCAAGATGCACGTTCCATCCGAAGGATGCAGACTATTTCTTCAGGGACATGAAAGGTAGGATGTCCGAGGAGTGGGCACGAGCATGGGTCGCCTATTGGATTTTCCATGAAGTACCAGTCGAGGAGTGGCTAGTCTCTGATGTGAACGACACCGAGGTCAAGACAGTTGCCATTGCCAAGGAGAGACTCGGATATGCGCTATGCGACTACGAATTCCAGGGATACTATCCAACGGTAAGGGATGCATTGGCAGACGTGATGACAAGAACAGGAGGCACTATTGTTGCCACCAGATACAGGAGGTTCAGATGAAGAAGGAAACGAAGAAGGAAGTGAGAAGAATGCAGAAGGCGCTCGATGCATATCTTGCATCAGAGCAGAAAGCGATGACGGAAGAGGAGCTGAAGGCGAAGGCATGGTTCCCTGTCCACGTAGTCAGTGTTTCCAAGTCAACCGATGAGGAACTTGAGCAGAACGCCTTCCATCTGATGGAGGGTCTAAGGGACAAGTTCAATGAGGAGGAGATGGCAATCTTTGCTTCTAACCTCAAGAAATTTGCACAATTTCTTCAAAAATGTATTTACAGCTCTCCGAAAAAGGTGTAATATAAAAAT